AGCCAAGACAATCGAAGACAGTCAAGGCGAGTGCTGCAACCATAGCTGCATCGGCTGGTACAGCGGTGACATCACTCACGTCAATGAATGAGAATGCACAGTACATCATACTCGCATTCGCTGGCCTCACAGTATTGTTTGGACTCTACATTATGAGGGAACGTATCAAGGCGTGGTCCGAGGGCTGGCACTAGGGGAATATGGGAATGATGTTTGGATCAAAGCTTCAGCTTTATTTGCTGATTGCCGCTGGCTTCGTACTAGGAATGCTTGGAATTTATTCGTCAGGTATCGCGCGGGGCCAAGATAAAATTAAACGTAAGATGGATCAGAAGCTAATCGACGATATGCGATTGGCGAAAGGTGTTGAAGATGAAATCAATTCGATGGATGATGATAGGCTCAGTGAGCTTGCTAATAAGTGGGTGCGCAAAGATAACAAGTGATACCTACTGTGATGTAGCATTCCCTATGTACTTCGAGGATAGGGCTGCAATTAGATCGTTAGAAGAACACGACTACGAACTCATGGTAGATGTCTTAAAGCATAACGAAACCTACGAAAAGCTATGTGATTAGACAACATGCTTGACTAATAGTGTTGTATTCGTTACAACCCCCCTAGTACCTTGTGTACTTTAACTTTTAGACAATGGGGGAACTATGGAAATAAATGAATTAAATCAACGGTATGCGCTTCACTTGGCTGAGTTAGAACTAGCTCAGTATATGGGTGAGTTGTATTCAGCAGAAGAAGGTGAGGGGGAAAAGATAAGAAATTATTTTATGTCCACACCTAACCGTCGAGCGTTCGGAATGAAATGTTGCATCTGTACTTTCAAAGATATGGACTGCCCACCAAGTAAGATTGCACAGCAGATTGGTGTGTCTATGAACGCTGTGGACACTATGATTAGTGAGTGCGAAAGTTTTGGCTGGATAGAAGTAACCAGACAAGACAACAACTATCGACTTGTTCGGGCAGCAAAAGTGCTAGTCGATCAGTGGGTAAAGTACGCAACCGTTGTTGCAGACTATTCTGTTGATAAAGATTTCGGCGGCATCCAATCAGCTAGGAAATACTACAAAGTAGCTGGGTAACTTTAACTTTAAAACTAACCAAACCAATGAGCATTGTATTGATTTATTTTTACGCCATTATTAATTCATACATCGGGGGGAAGGCCAATGTACTTAAATCAAATGAATGCTCCATACTTACATGGAGTACAAGAAGTGAATGAAAATATAAGATTGGACATAGCGAGGTTAGAAGCCAAGCTAGATGTTCTAATCTCAATGATGAATAGCAGAAATGTTGCAGCTACCGATCATGAGATTTTATCCGAAGGTAGCCATTCTCAATTGAACATAGCCGAAGCATCACTGCTTCGGAGACTAACAACTAAACAACATTGTGTTGCTCAACTCGTAGTTAAGGGTTGGAAGAACGCAGACATCGGAGCAATGATGGGTGTGAGTGAAAACACTATCAAGCTACATGTGTCGGCAACAGGCAAAAAGATTGGGCTTAAAACTCGTGGCTCTATTGCAGTAGCATTCAGAGACATATGTGCCAAGGCATCATTAGGAGAGTATGAAGCTGCATCAGGTGGCATTCCTATGAATTGGGGCGACAACGCTCAGATAGGAATGACCGATCCACTTGCTCCGCTTTATGCTCCGCAAAATAAGTAGGGGGGATCATGGGGTTAAAAGTAACAACTCGTGAGAACTCTAACATGCTTCAAGCTGTTGGTTCACTCAAGGTCAACGGACGCTCTCGGCGTATCCGTAAATCTCTTGAGACTAATGATCCGAATGAGGCGCACTTGAAGATGCTACAGTTAGAGCAAGGTATCTTGCTCGGTAAGATTTCTCTGAAATCAAATCTAAGAAACTCTACTATGATTACGTTCACCACTTTGATCAGATCATTCATGGCTGATCCTTCAACGGCATCAGGTAGAACAGCGAAACAAATCTTAGAAAATTTTAATGATTGTTTTGGTGACATGTATGTGTCGGATTTCGTAGCAGCCGACGCAACGCAGTACATATATGAACACCATACATCACTAGGTCATAGTTCATCACACACTCGTAGGGTGATTACTCAGATACAATCGCTCTTGAACTATGCCAAAGAGCAAGGTTTTCGCAGTGAGAAGATTACATTGCGGAAACCACCAGAAGAAGAACGAGAGATAGTGACGCTAACAGATCAAGAAGAAGTAGCAATCTTTAAGAAGCTGAAGCCGTGTAACAAACGGTTGGCATCATTTATTTTGAACACTGGCTCACGCCCGAATGAAGCGTACACCCTTCGTAAATCTAAGATGGATTTCCCACGAAAGAAAGTGACGCTTACTTCAATCAAGGGACGTAACCGTGTTCCTCGTTCAAGACTAATACCTCTCAACTCAAAGGCGTATGCAGCCGCACATGGCAACCAAGCTGCACCATTGGATCAAGAGGGAGACATGCTATTCACATATGTTGTGAATGGTAAACACCGTCCGTACAGTAGTGATAGTGGTTACTCATACTTCTATAATGATTGGACAGACGTATGTAAGTCGCTTGGCATCGAAGGAAAAAGTCCTTATACAATGCGACATACTTTCGGTTCTCGCCTCGGCAAGAACAACACACCCTTCGCTGTAATCTCACAGCTTATGGGACACACCGATCCGAAGACGACGATGCTTTACGTGCATCCTGAGTTCGAGGATCATATCAGGGCGGTAACATCTATTGGATAGGTGCGACTGTCACACAACGTCGAAAGTTGCTACGGCCCCGTAGCTCAACTGGATAGAGTAGCCCCCTCCTAAGGGTCTTATAATATCCTGGAAATAACTTTCGACTATGTGTGGCAATACCCAAATGGGTATCGCTGTTAATTTTAATTGACGCCCCATTGTTCTAGGGACCACACGACGAAAGGGAAAGTTGTGACACATAACACAGGCAATATCATTAGTTTCATAGCGGCTAAACAAGGCAACCAAAAGCTACATGAACCTAGACTATCGGACATACCACATGATGAACTGGTCGAGGTTGTGAGAGGTGAGTTAGAGGAAGCAGTTAAGAACTTACTCCCTCACAACTGGACACAATCAGATGTAGAAATTTTAGAAAAAGTTTTTCTAGAAATCTTTACGGTTAAGAATTAATCAAGTCGTAAGCAGTGACCATCCGACTTGTGCGGGTGGTCTTACCTATGAAGTGCTTGTCCACAGCGTTAAGCATTTTCTTTTTCCAAGCTTTGTTCTTGAGCGAGAGACAGAGAGCAAGAACCAACTTGTCATTGTCTTCCATCTTCTCGCTCAATCCACAGCGAACATAACCATCTTGATCTATGCTTATAGCTGGCGCACCATCGACAACGTAGAGTTGTTTGCGTGTTGTTCTTAGATCAGTCACGCGGCATTCACTAGGCTGGCAGTCCAATCTCTTAGCTTCTTTGTCTTAAAGAATTTCTTGTATGATGGATTACGCAACATAAAGTATCTGGCATAGTACGCTCTATGATTGTTCGATAGTTTGAATTTATCTTGGCTCTTGGTTTCAATGTCGGTATGCCACCTGATCCGTTCAAAGATTGAATTGATTGAGTAGGTTTCATACCCCTCGTGGATTACATCGAAGGTAAACCTTTCTACTAATTCGTAAACGTGGGGATTGTGTTTATGAAAGTCCCACCACTTTTCTTTAAGTGTCTTCATTGCTTTTCCTTTCTACAAAATTCTTCAAAGGCTTCGATCTTCGCGGGGAAAGTGTAGTTACTATCTCGAACAGTCGCGGCTTTGCGTTGCAGTTCGTAGATGTTTGACTTGCCGTGCTTGGTGTAGCCTTCGGCGGCTTCATCTATCAGCTTCAGTAAGTAGTGATATTTGAAATCAAGTTCAGATTTGTTCATAGTATTCCTTCATCCTTAAACTGTTGTTCAAGTGACTGTGCTAGTGCTGGGTTGATATGGTGCATCTTGTGGAGCAACTCTCGTGCTTCCACTTGAGCGCAGACTTTAACTAATTCCTGATCCTCCACATTCGGGACAGGTTCTTCTTCGTTCTTCGAGCCACCCGCCATTGACGTAATCAACAACGGCGTACTCTTGGTAGACGTAGCCCTCTCCTTCACATTCTTCACATCGCACGGTAGAGGTGGCCTCAGTGTCTTCCCTTGGTGTTTCGTCTTCGACCATTCTCTTTCCTTCGCTAACATGATTACTGATAGTTCTCGTTCATCCCATTCGTGGAACTTCCTTCCTAAAAATGGTCTGATCATTCCTTCATCTTCCCGACTATCTGTTGAAGCTTGTCCTTCAATTCGAGAAGTTCTGTTGCATCGAACACACTAAATGCTGAATGATGTCCTTCCTTCAGCGAGGTTAGCTTGCGGTCCATGCGTTCTAATATTTTTACTGCTTCTAGTTTCTTACCCATTTTCTTCCTCATAGAATATGTGATTGCCTACAACTGCGACGGGCCTCATTGCTTTAGCCCATCGCGGTTTCACTTTTTTGTTATGATAATGGTGAACGTTATGCCCAACTATCCGACGTTCCTCAGTGGAAAAGTCTAGTAGGGCTTCAACTGCTACTTCCAAACTCCTAGACCACGCTCGTCTGTCTTTGGGTTTGTCTGATTTACCATCGCAATACCAAGAGAATTGGCATTTGTGTCTTCGCGGATTACCATTGGCATCCACGTAAGCTTGCTTGACTACGCTGCATACATCGTCAGGGTAGTCAGGGCTTGCAACTCTATTTAATGTGACTTCGGCTACGGCGTATTGCCCTAGCCTGTTCTCACCTCTAGCTTCAAAATAAAGATTAGTAGCTAGGCAAACGATTGATGCGGTGCTTAACAACACTTGGTTTTCTCTCTCTTTTGTAGTGGGGAAACTGTTGATCAATCACCCGACATACCGTCGTGATCTTGTCGTAGTCCTTGTGCCTGATACGGTTCACTCTGATTACGCAACTCACCCGCCACCAAAACATTCGAGGTCGCCAATCATAAAGCTTGAACCATCCCCTCTTAATCGTAGGTGACATGCGTTGATCAAATTCTAGTTTCATTTTTCTAGTCTCCTGTGTCGGTATCGTTACACTTTAGTTGTGTTAGTTGTCAAATAAAAAAAGGCTCACCCAATGGGCAAGCCTCACATTTTCTTACAACAAGGAAGCTTATCTAAGCTTCAGCTACACTTTCAAAGTCAATTAAATCTAAGCCCATTATGTTCTTGGACTCATTGCTTTGTGGACAAGTATTAAATAGTTCCAGTACTTTAGCCCTTGCTTCGTCGCCTGTTCTGGCTTCGATCTTATAGTCGATTGTTTCTACTCGTTTGACAATTGCCTCGACACTTACCTTCCATTGCATAGTAGATTACCTTTCCTACTAAGTTGTTGTTGCTTATATGATACAACAACGGAAGTTGTTTAGTCGTCCTTTTAATGCACAGTGAATTGTTTCAAGGCCCATAGGTGTGTTGGACTTGTCATTCCGTTGTTGTTGTTAAACTCCATTGGCGTCACCACCAACGCATCGCCCGTGCTTTTACAGTCATAGACATTAGCCACGTCCTCTAGTGCATCGTCCTCGAACTCGCCGCAAAACAATACATCGTATGGACCTTTCTTGTTGACTGCCACAAAGCATGTGGCGAACTCCAAAGCATCAAACTGTTTTAATGGAAGTGCCATTTCGGATGTTAAGGTCGCATGTAACATTTGCATTGCCGACGCTTCATCACAATCGCGCACGGCTACTGCCATTTCAGTTTCTTTGTCTTGGAAAATAAAGATTGCTTCGCCCATACCCTAACTCCTTTGTAGGGTACAAGCTTCGCATTATCTTGGTGCTTCATCGTCCCGAAAGTGGGGCGATAAAATAATATTTAGGTTGACGGTTCTATCATCCACACTCGGTATTCATCACCTTCTTTGCGTACTGTAGTAGGCTTATTGTGAAGTTTCAGAATTGCTCTCCGAATAGAACGTGCTTCAGACCAGTTATCAACAATAATACTATCTCCCACTTCCATATCAACAGCAAGTTGTTGCCATTTACCGTAGCCATAAATATCTTTTCTTGGTGCTGGTATATCTTTCCTTATTTCATACAGCTTAACCATCATGCTAATCCTTTCGTAGCTGTTTTGATTTGTGAGTATGTAACCTTGTATCGTGCAGCTAATACACTTGGCCTTAGACTCGGATGCCGTTTAGCTAATACGAAACGGTGCGTCCTATCATATTCAATACGTTTGTTATCAGCTTCGATAGCCTCACGTATCTCTTGCTTCTGTTCATCG